GCTCGACTGTTATCTGTATAGATAATAGTAGAATTAGTCTTAGTATCTTCTTCTTTGGTTATTACCACTAGCTTTCCAATTGCCTGCATATTACTCTCCTTTAATTTTTTTATATGCTATACTACCACGAATTTCAAATCCAAATTGTTCATGTAAACGCATGAATGCTGCCTGTTCTGATCGTATTGATGTAGAACATATGACCGGTATCTGATTGATCAATGCCCAGGCAATCCATTGTTCTATGGCCTGTGCTATCAATCGAATTCTGGTACGAACAGATAATGTTAAATCTACATGCAAAAATTCTGCCACAGCCATTTCTTCATCGGCATAGACTGTGTACTTGCCGCGCTCTAACCAGGACCAGGCAATCACAGAATCATCTTGCACAGCCACATTGACAAATTCTTGACTGGGCAGATAAGTTTGATGTAGTATAGCTGAATGTAAATGATAATGTAGGCGTGTGGGATTTTTACTAAAAATCACAGAATCTATTTCCGAACTGTAGTTCTGATCCACCAATTGAACTATCTGTGGCACATGTGAATTTTGTGCTCTTGACCAGGACCAAGAGTCTAGGTCTGAATGAGTATATCTGTTCATAAAAGTTCCTATCAATATAATTATTTATGATGACTCATTGTGTTTGTATAAATAATTATAAGCAAGAGCAAAAATTAAACGGAGGAAATACAATGGGTGGTTTAAGAAAAGGAGTAGAGTATAGAGATCTTGGTGATCTATTGGTCAACATGGATTACTATAACAGACATATTGATTGGACTCCAGATGCAAATGGCTGTATAAATTGGATCGGTGCTCGTCATCGACAGGGTTATGGAATGATGGGTGGTCATCGTAAAGCTGACAGTCGGCGCATAATGACAGTGGTACATCGCATCACAGCCAGAATCAAATATAATCGTGCAATCATGCCCAAAGAAATGATTATACACACCTGTCCAGAACACAATAATCTATGCTGTAATCCAGATCACTTGATCATAGGTGATGCTTTTGTTAGATCACAGACTATGGTACGCCGAGGTCGTGGCAATTATCAACCACGCCGACCAGAAACTTATCTGCAGAAACAGACCGGTAGAAAATATCGCTATACCGAAGAAGAAATACAATGGATTAGAACAGCCACTACACCAGACATACAGCAACGATACAAAGTTGATGTAAAAACTGCCAGTACCATGCGTTGGAGTTTCCTGCGTGGATACAAATGGCTACCTTTACCCCAGGAGACAGTATGAGCACACGAAAAGCCAAAACCAATTCAGTTGTAGCTGAACTACAGGCAGTGGTAGAAGAACTGCGTGATCGTGGCATGACCGACATTGACATACACAGCCTAGTCAACATGATCTGGCAAGGTTGGTTAGTCAATGGCCAGCCCACACAACAGTATCTTGATCTTGCACTACAGGCACGCGAATTCCAAAAGAAAACTGAAAGTCGCATAGTAGGCATCAATGGCGAAACTTTTGTCAGTAAATAACAGTGCTGGCCGATAACCAACCATCAGAGAAGCAGGGGACAAGATTTTGTTGGTTTCTACCTCATTGTGAAATCTGGGCCAGTTTTGCCAAAATAGTTGATTTTTTACACTTTTTGTAATACTATACTAAATAACAATAGCACATGGTTCAATTTCTTCTACGCAATGTAGACTTTCTAAGCCAAGGGCAACTCTTTTACCGTAGTTGTGTGCGAAACGGTATTCCTTTAATTTAGAAAGAGACTATGACCAAATACAATTTTAGACATCAGGCAATACTTGATCGCCACAATGATCACGAAGTAATGGTTATTCATTTACCTATAAACCGATTGGGTAAACGAATGCCGCATTACGCACAACTACGATGCAGGCAGTGCAACAAACACATACAATGGCTAACCCAAAAACAATATATGGCAATCACTTCTTATGGCATAAACAAGGCAAATAATGAAACTACAGGGATTAAAGAACGATCCACCCATAGACCTCGACTCCAACGCTACAGGCAGTTGCCAGATGGGTCTACGATTATTACTGAGTACTCCAGACATGGCGGGCACGCCTAAATCTGTAAATGCGGTGCAGGACCTTCAGCAGGAGCCGAAAGGCATAAAGAAAGACGCAGAGATAATATTTGGTAATAACGAGGTTGTCGCGACCAAGGGTATAAACTTGATAAACTATAGCGACCCGAGACAGAGCATCACCTGTATGTTCTGCTTAATCACGACTATGCCATTGAAAAACAAAATGTATTATTTACTAAACACATACAGGGCCAGCACACGTACGTGTGCCGTCCCAGGTAAGGGCCAAAACTCGCTGGCGCTCGTTCTCTTGGCCTCTTACCTATTTGAAAAAACAACAGTAATTATTAGTCAGATGCGAGGTAGAAAAAGAAGGACTGAGTAGGACGAAGGCCTGATTTGATACAGAGCAGATCTCGTAGAGATCTTTTATATATGAAAGGAAATGCAAATGCAATTAGTTGATGTAATAGAAGAATGTAGTTTATGCCAAGTACCAGACGAAGTTATATGGGAAATAACCAGAATATACACACCCAAACAAATAGACCAGCTGATCCAAATATTTCTTAGAGGAATTGGATCAAGACATCAGGTACCAGGACGAGTTATTTCGACATTACAAGGAATAAGTGGCGATTATCAAGAACAGGAAAATATGACCAAAGAACAACAAACTTATGCTATCGGTAGAATTATTGTCAATTGGCATTCGATGAGTTGCGAATCTCGTGCAGGTCTAGCCCTATAATTTTGGACAAATGATATAAATAAATGCATATGGGAAAAATAATAAAGGACCCGATATGCAATTTAAATACCAAAGAATCCGAGAAATGCCCGCCAAACCTGGAACCCAATACAGCACCAACTACTACAAACAGACTGCTGCCGAATACACACGCCTGGATCAACATGTAAGAGCCACAGCTGAATTGATCATAACCACAGCTGAACAACAGAATATCTTAGAAGACCTAGACCAACCCTTAACGGGATTTCCTAGAAGTCAACGCCGAGGCAACTACTCAGCACTGGATATTGTGAAAGATATGATTGATCAATTAAATCACGAAAGAGATATACCCAGTGGTATGTTGGGCCGCTGGAATAGACTGTTTGAGCAGACACCCGAACTACAGATAGAATTCGTAGAAGATATTAGACCCAATCCTGTGTATAATCAACTGTTTGCCTAAATTATAACTGGGATCTTCAGCTGTGTAAATAATCGTATGCTGATTACAGAATATCAACGAAGAATCTCAGGAGTCTGGCAGATCACAAGACAATACTATTGGTTTCCTGTAGAAATACCCCCGACAGAAACAGGACAGGCCAGTGGTCTTCAAAAACCAAGACATGCCTGTCCAGGTTGCCGTGAAAAGTTTACAGCCATCAGTATAAGACAACACTACTGTTCGGGTGGATCAGCAACTTGGCCACGCATAAAGAAAAGATATCCAAATAGATTGACCAACAACGAACAAGACAGTATAATAAACACTTGATTATGCAGTTGAACACCAGAGCGGGCAGGCAAATCTGGTGTGGAATACCCTGACAATGGTGTTGGGGTATTTTTTTGGCCCGTTAGAGATAGCGGGCTTTTTTGGCCGCTAAATATCTACGACGGAAAAACAATCAGAAAAAACCATATAGAAAAGGATAGAAATGCACATAGTCTCAATGCCCATAGGTCAAGTTAGACCATACCCCAAGAACCCCAGAAAGAATGACCGCGCTGTAAAGACAGTGGCCGAAAGTCTAGAACAGTATGGATTCCAACAACCCATAGTGGTAGACAAAGAACACGTGATCATAGTGGGTCATACTCGCTACCGTGCAGCACAGAGTTTGGGATTAAAAGATGTGCCAGTGTTAGTGGCTAAAGAACTAACTGAAAAGCAAGCACAGGCCTATCGCTTAATGGACAACCGTTCAAACGAAAACGCACGATGGGATGATGGTATGCTGTTGGAAGAGCTACAGACCATGCTGTCAGACATAACCATACAGGACGCCAGCTATCAATCTGGATTTACTGAAAGCGAACTCAACGCACTGTTTAGAGATGACCGTGACCAACTGGATGATCTACAGGATCATTTAAACCCCACAACCTACAGCCAACTGGGCGATGTATGGACTCTGGGCCCACACCGTATCGCAAACGGTGACAGCACACGTCCCGAAACCATAGCCGAACTACTGGCAGGTGACCCAGTAGACTTGGTATGGGAAGATGCACCTTACGGAATCACATACCAAACACCAAACGGTATCAATCACTCTGCTGAATACCGTGCGCTTACAAATCATATTATAGCCAACGATACCCTTAGCGGCGCCGAACTGGATGCGTTCCTGGACGCACACATGAAGGCCATAGTGCCGCATATGAGACCTGGAGCCAGCCTATACTGGTGTCACGATATCCGATACAATCACCAATTCAAACAGGTGCTGGAATCCAACGGCATACACATAGCCGACACGCTGATATGGCGCAAGAACAACGCCAGCACTTGGTTGACCGATTACGCCAAATACTACGAACCCATCATATACGGCTGGCGCGAAGGTGCCGAGCATGCCTGGTATGGCAAGAACATGCAGCCAAATGCGTTTGATCTAGACGGGTTGGAAAACAAGAGTCGCGAACAGTTGATCCGAATTATACAGGCTTGGGACACCAACTACCAGACCTTCCGCAAGGAACCAAGGAAGATCGCCAGCCTACACCCAACCGTTAAACCCGTTAAACTTATTGAGTATCACATAATCAACAGCACCCAACCAGGTCAAACTGTGTATGATGGATTCTCAGGATCAGGCTCAACTCTAATAGCCTGTGAAGCAAGTGGACGACACGCTCGTTGCGTTGAGTTAGAACCCAAATTCGTTGATGTGACCATACGCCGCTGGCAAGAACTTACAGGCTTAGCGGCCGTTAGATCAGATGGTGTCAAATGGAATGACTTAGCAAACCAGTCTGGATTAGATATCCAGATTCTGGCCAATGCAAATTTAGCAGAGTTATTAAACCTGCCCGAGGAATAATATGGACAAGAAAGAATTACAACAAGAAATAGAACGCGCTGCCAGCACCCTATTAACAGATGATGAAATCTGTAAAAGCCTAAGTATTACATCTGACGAACTAGCCCGACACTATGACGTAGTGGAACGCACCCGTATCAAGTTAAAACAACGACTTAATGCCAAACGCATAAACGATGCAGCCACATCAGGTGATCCTACAGACCTAGTGGCCAGCATACCGCGCAACAACCGTGTTAAAGTCAGCTCAAGAGGCGGTGCTCGTCCAGGATCAGGACGCAAGTCAGGCACAACTAATAAGATATCAGCTACACAGATCTTGGCCAGTATAGAGTCAGAAACAGGATTAGAGTTTGGCACACTGTTGGCACAGGGCTATTCAGAAGCTATACAGACCAATGACCGCGCCACACGCTTGAAATACGAGCAAATGATTCTAAATAAAGTAGTAGCCGAAAAGGTAGAAGTGGACCTGGGCGAAAGCGAAAGCAGCCTGGAACGCAAACAGTCAGTATTCAGAGATGTCATGCTGGGATTAACTGGATCAATTGTTAAAGATAAATAATAATATGATAAAGCCGTTAAACCGTATTAAGGGCATGAATACCATGCCCGAAGCTGTGCTGAATCGGCGGCCCAAGAATCAGAAGATCCAGGCCAGTCTAAGGCCTAAGACTCCACAGACTCCACAGGATCCTGCTAGCCAACAGGGTAGCATTGTAGCACATTCAAGCCAGGCACAACGGCAGAGTGAACACTATCATAAAAATATAGTAGCCGCTCACACAGGTGGTCGTCAGAGCAGTGCAAGAATAACCGATCAGCTGAATCCAGATCGGTCAGTGAGTGCCAACAGTAGAACAAAGGGTCGTAGATTCCCAGGCCTTTAATCAGATATAAATAATATAAAGAGAGAACAATTATATGCCTTTAATTAAAAGTACAAGTAAGAAAGCATTTGGTAAGAACATTGGTGCAGAGCTTAAAGCTGGAAAGCCAAAGAAGCAGGCTGTGGCCATTGCCTACAGTGAACAGCGTGCCGCTGCCAAAAAGAAATCAGAACCTAAGGCTAAAAAATAAATGAGCAATGTAGGCGAAAGTAAAACGACCAAGAAGCCCAGCAATACCAGCAGTGCCAATCCTAAGTCGTCGGCCAGTTATGTCATGCAACCAATGCCACACAGTCAGCATCGTGCCAATGTAAGTCAGAACTATCATAAAAACACAGTAGAACCCACTTACACAAGACCCAGCAAAACCAAAATGACCCGTGCTGAACATCAGATAAATAACTATGAAGAAGTCAGTGGTGTAGGCAGCTACACTGGCAGACTTAAATAAGGACAACAATCACTATGAACAAAGGTGTATATAACCTAAACCCAACAGACGCAGTAATGAAATTAGGTTCAGAACAACAGCGTGAAGCCAATGCAGGTGGACCCCGACGAGTTGGTGGAACAAGAATGTCTGAAGCACACGGTGCTGGTGCAGACCTAGAGTCAGAAGCACATGAGATGGGTCACCCAGCAATGCAGACACGACACAGTCATCCAAGAAATCTAAAGCATGCGGATGGTCGAAAGCATGAAGAACATCATCACGCCGTAAAAATGGCAAAAGGAATGTAAATGAAAAATACAACATTAGGTCGTCAACCCAGTAACACAATGAAAAAGAATAAGGGCACCAGTTCAGAGTCTAAGCGCAGTGATCAGTCAGGTGACAATCGTTCATTTGCCTTTAACGGACAAATGGGCAACGGAGTCAATAGAGATAACAGTCGTGACACCATCTGTCAGAATCCAATGGCGCACCTGGTTAAGAATCCAGATCAGATCAATCATGGCCTGGACACAGTTAACCGTCGTGGCAATGGTTCAGACAGCAGTCGTGACCGACGGGAGTCAGTAGGCCCAAGTGCCACACGCGACACACCAAAGAAAACTATTGCTCGAGCCAGCGAAGGAACCAATGTGGGTCGAACCACAGTCACAGGATTTAAGAATCCCGACGCTATCAATGTAGGAATGAAATAATGCCAGCCTCAACAGTTCAGAATATAATACCTCAAGGTCCCAGTTACTTCATACAGGCTTCCACTTCAAGTTCCAATGTGGTAATATCTGGATCCAATGTGGTTAATCTATATGTAGAAAACCTAGACACCACCAATGACATATTTGTCAACTGGAATACCAATTCGGCCACAGCCATTACAGCAGTGGCACCCACAGTAGGCTCACCACAGTCTGGTGTCAGCATACAGAACAATCAGGGTCGCATTATCACAATAGGCACTGGTAATCCAAATGTGCCAGCAGCCAATGTGGCAGTTGTCTCATTCAGTGGCACAGCCAATGTTGTTATAACTCCAGTGGCCTAATATAAAGGAAATCAATAATCATGAAACAAAGATTATCAGCTCAGGATCGCTCAGACTCAAAAGACCAGCGCACCAGCACAGAATCAAAGACTAAGAATCCACATGCTCGTCAGAATGTAAATGTACCACAGGGTCCAAGAACTGGCAATGAAGGTGCACATCCTGCCAAACGCAGCAACTTCTTAGATGCCAAATCTGAACGGGCTCCCGTAGCTGATCAGATCATGCGAGCATTTGCAGTTCGTCAGTCTGAACTTGAACAGAATCCTGGTGAACATGAAGTACCAGAATCAGGCGGTATTGACAGCAACAGCCAGGTTCGTAGATTCCGATCCAGTAAGTCTCAGTATAAAGATTAATCAGTAACAGCAGTTTGACCAGACTGCAAAACTGGTCCATTTAATAGACAAGGAACTGAAATGAAAAAAACCACAACCACGACCTGGGACCTAGAACCCCCAGTTGAACCTAAACTTAAACCCCAAGAACCATTGTATGATCTAGAAGGTCTTATGACTGACTTCCCCACAGCTCGAGAGCTAGAGAAGTTTGTGTTTGACCAAACTGGCATTGTGCTAAATCTAAAAGGTCGTAGCAATAAATTTAAGTACCAAACAGCCATGGATGTACTCAATGGTGCCAGTCCAGAAGATTATTTACTGGGCAAAGAAAATCCATACCTGGATCGTAATGATCTAATACCCATAGACAATCTGCGTGAGAACTTTCCAATTCCCAAAGAAGTACAAGGTGTTGCCTTAGTCACTGTATTCCAAAGTAAAAACTTCCCACACCCTGATCCAGATTGGAAAGCACAGGGACAAAAGTGTGATGTGGTATTCAAGAAGTATGTGAACAATGTGATCACCTATGAAATCATTGGACCCATTGCTGCTCGTGCAGTAGGATCTCGCATCAACAAGTTTGGCAAAGAAGTACCAGAAAAGTATACCTGGGTAGATCCACGCACTGGTGAACAGATCATTCGTGATGAGTCTGGACGCTTTACCGCAGTGGGCACAAGATTACGCAACAGTATGCAAAAACAAAAAGTAAGTAAAACTGATTTTTGGCAGGCCTGGATTGATCGTGACTTTGTCATTGGCGGTGATCAACAGGGCACTGGTGATCCCTGGGCCATCTAATGAATCATCAACAGTTGGTACAGGATGTTAAAATACTACAAAAGGTAAATGCAGCACACCGTGAAGGCTTTGCTGTCAAATACCCTGGACAGGTTGAACACTGTCTGCGTCTGGTTATGGAACGACTACAGTTGGGTCTGGACAAACGCGATGGTGTAGATCCAGCCAGACCTGATACCTGGCGCTTGAGCACACAAGAGTTATCAGACCTTGTGCAATGTGCTTATCAGCTTGATCAAATTCGTAGAGGATTCTAAATGCTAGATCCCGGAGTGCTCATGCGTCGAGCTATTCGATCAGTCTGTGATCAGCAGGGTCTTAGGGTGGACAATCTTGTACACATGCCCTACACAGTTCAGAATCAATTCCAAGACCTTTGCCATGCTGTGCATGATGACATGCAGTACAACCAACTGAAATATTTCCGTCCTTTCGAACATCAAAAGAAGTTTTTTAATACCGGAAACAGCAGCAGAAGAGGCATATTAGCTGCCAACAGGATCGGTAAAACAGTCAGTACCTGCTATGAGACTGCCATGCACTTAACTGGACTATATCCTGACTGGTGGATGGGCAAACGATTTGATCGTCCAGTGACTGCCATGGTTGCCGGTGAAGGTTGGAGTCAGGTAGCCCTGGTATTACAAAATGAACTACTGGGCACACAGGATGTTAAAATACGAGATCAGATTGGCACTGGTGCTATTCCCCGTGACTGTATTGTCTTAGATACCATGCGATCTGATGGTGC